CCACCTTGTCCCAATGCCTTAACAATACCACGTGCTGTGTTGATAATTGTTTCTGTGATTGCAATCGCTTTGGCAATTCTAAATGCCTTTTCGTTGGTTTGTGCCAGTGTGTTCAAGAAATCTTTACCCAGTGCCGCCAACAATTTGTTTTTGTTCTTTTCGCCAAGCACAGTGATGTCTGCTTCTTCTGCCTTGCCTGATTTAATTAATTCAACTGTTGATTGTATGCTGTCCTCTAATTTTTTCTGTCTTGATCTTCTGCCATCAAGTTCTATTTTTTCCAATGCCGCCTGATGTTGACGTTCTGTAATTCGTTCTTCATCTCTTGCTTTTTTTAAAATTTCTTTTTGTTTGTCTATTTGTGATTGTATAGGATCAAAACCTTCAAACAATCCTCCTGGTATGGATAGACTGCCCAATACACCCTGTAATTCTTTTGCCGCCGCTAATTGTTCTTTGCTTAATTTGTTTGCTTTCTTTTGTGTTTCGTTGTTATTGTTAGTAATATTACCAGTTTCTGTTAACGTGTCATTCAAATGGTTTGCTTTTTTCTGTAATCTATCTGCTTCTGAATTTAATTGTTTTTGTCCTTCTATAAATTCATCAACGCCTTTGATAATACCATCACTTCCAATTATTTCTTCTTTTAGTCCTTTGGCACCATCTAACAATTTGTCAAAACCTTCACCAGCAAGTTCTTTTATACCTAACTTGTCTGCCAGTTTGCTGAATGCACCTGTAGTTTTTTCTATGATTGCCGCTAATCCAACACCTAATGCAATGATTGGGTTTCTTAACATCACCAAAGTTAGTTTTCTAAATCCTGCCGCCGCTAATGCAATACCTTTTACTAAAGTTGAACCAAATGCAAGTGCAATTGATCCCACACTCAATGCAATTTTTAAACCAATGAATGCACCAAATGCCTTACCAATCAATCCAATGTTTGCAATTACAAGTTTACCAACATTGATAAAACCTAAAAATGCTTTGGTAACACCTAATCCTATTGATTTTGTTAATTCTTCATTTTCCACAATCACATTGGTGATACTGGTTGTGACTTCTCCCAATGCCAATGCAAAACCTTGTCTGCCCACGGCATCTTGTGCATTCTTGAATGCAATTGATAAGTTTGAAATCTGTGTGGATAAGTTTTGTGCTCTTGCCGCCGTTGCACCACCAAACAATTCATTAACACCTTTTTGTAATGCTGTTCTGATTTTTTCTGCACCTTCTGCCGTTTGACCAAACTTGGATATTTCTAATCTAGTGATGCCTAACTGTTCTTCCAAGATACGGAAAACAGGTACACCTCTGTCTGCTAATCTGTTTAATTCTTCAAGACCCAAACCACCCGATACTGTTCTGGAAAATAGATCTGTAATCGCTTGTAATGATCCCAATTGGTCTGTTGTGACCGCCGCTGTGTCTGTGAATGTGGTTAATAATTCTTCTGTTGGTTCAATACCTGCCGCTTTTAATTTAATAAAAGTTTCTGACAGTTCTTCAATACCGAACTGTGTTTTTGTAGAAAATTTTGCTATGAAGTCAAATGCTTCTGCACCTGTTCTAGCAGACCCAGTTACTGAACTTAAAGCAGTACGCAAGTCTTCAAAACGTGCAGAAGTATTGACTATTGAACGAATGACACTGCCACCAAATATACCAGCAATCGCCGCACCGGCCAATCCTGCTACTCTGCTGACGCCTAGAAGTCCTGTGTTAAGTTTTTTCAACCTACCACTGATATTTCCTAGTGCCTGACTAGTTTTATCTAGAACGCGGATTTCTATGTTTTGCGTTGCCATTTCTGTTCATTGCCCTCTTTTGTTCTTCAGACTGCTTTCTAAAGTAAGCACTCCAAACTTGTATTTCCAGGACGCTCAATTGTGCAACTTCTTCTAAAGATTTGCCTAGTGTTTCAGCAATCTTGCAGAGTAGTTGTAATTCAACGTCCTCATTTAGTTTTTTACTACGGTCTCGTAATCAGCAGTTGCACTGTTTAAAACAGTTGCAATTCTTAACAAGACCTGTGGATCAACTTCATTCATTAATGTAAGTTTGTCCATTCTGTTGAACATGGGTTTTCCTTCTGGATTCAATGCTTTATTGATCACAGATTCAACCAATGCTTCAACAGTTTTACCCTGTTGTTGTAGTTCTATAATTTTAGACTCTACAGCAAAAGAGTAAGCAGGTTTGTAATAAACGTCTGTCTTCCATTCTTGGACAGTCATTTTGTTCAAACCACCTGATAGTTTGCTTTTAAAATGCTCTTGTGCATTTTTTAGTACATTGCTCATTTATATCTCCTTCTTCTTATTTCCCTAATGGTAGGCCCTATGATACCCTTAGGTGCTTGTTTTGAACGACCTCGTTCTAGTAGATCAATATAAGGCACACGGTTAGTAATGGATCTTGTACTGCTACTTGACTGCGTAACACTTACTTGGTTACGCATTTTCCATCCCCGTCTTGCTCTACCTTTGTCAATAGGTGTAAATGATTGTGCCACCTTTTTGACATCTTCGGCCACTCGCGTCATGAAGGCATCCTTTTGTTTTCCAAGATGCCTCATGACATTTGCTGATCCTGTTAAAGTGATCTTTAACATAGATTAGATTGTTTCTTCGTGCAGTACTCCGTTTCCTTGAAAACTGACCGTAAGACTTATTAAATCGTCAAATGATGCAGTTCTAGAAACTGAAGTAACAATCACATTACCAACATACTTTACGCCTGTTGCCGCTGGAAAAAATTCCACTGACAAAGCGGCGTCGTTTGCTGGATCAAACACAGCGACACTGGTTTGTGTTGTATCAAACATACACTCCATAGTACCTGTAAATTGGTGTAAACCGCTTAGATATGTTCTAGCGCCATCACCCATTGCTGTGTCTTCAATAACGTCTTTAGTATGCTCGACCGTCCAAGATCTTACTTCTGCTACTTGAGTAGAAGCACCACCTGAATCGTCTCCGAACATCACTTTACCGTTTTCACCTGTTAGTGTTGCCATCGTTGCTCTCCTCTTTTAGGTTGTTAATTTCCCACTCGATGTCTGATAAATCATCGTCAAGTGGTTCATTGTGGTTGATCACTTCTGCTTGTGCTTTGATTTCAACCTTGGGCAGAAGTTTTTTCTTAGACTTGGGTTTTCGAACTGTTGCTTTTTTAGTTGTCCAACCCGCCTCAAGAAATCTGTCTAATCGATCTGATTCAATCACGTGTCTTTCAGATCCTCTCCATATTGTAGTGTATCGTGCCATTATACCGCTCCTTTAGTGAATGAATATTGTACATCCACAGTTAATAAAAATTCTCCCAATGGTGGTGTACGATCAATCACTTCTATTGTTTTCACACGTGTGGTTGCCGCCTGGGCCGCTGACAATTCACGTGTTCTATCTGAATTCAACGTTTCTTCAATACGTTCAATCAATTCATTTCTTTTTTGATCCACAGTGATGATCTGTGCTGATCTACCATCTGCTCTCACAAAACCTCTAATCTGTATTTCTATAACACCTCTCCTGCCTCCACCCATCACATTGTCTTCTCTGGTCTCATTGCCAGTTGTGATAAGCACAGCAGGAAATTGTGTAATTGCTAATTTTTCTACGTCAAATGGTTCGCGTGTGACTAGGACAGGTCTGGGAGGTGTCATGTCCTGTAAAACTGTTTCGATATTTTTTGCTATGTCTTCTCTCTTGCTCATTCCTTACCTTTTCAAGCGGAGGTAATGAGTAGGTTCCTTTTCAGCATCTGTGATATTGCCTGAAGAATCATGATCATACTCCACTCCATCTCTCAACACAAGATCCATTTCTCTTTCGTAATCTTTACGATAGAATTCCATCTTTCTTTCAAAGATATCTTGATCTGCGTCAAATTTTGCTAATTTTGGGTATATGTGAAAACCTAAACAATTATACACTGCCGCTCTTGTGAGTTGACTGGCATTGTACATATCTTCATCTGGTTCAACTTGTCCTGATGCAAGATACTTAAGGTCATATAGACCAATCTGTTGTGTAGGCCACCATCTGATTCTTAAGTCACGAAAAACATCATTTTGTGCTTTGGTAATCTCTGCATCGAAATCAGGTATACCATAGTTTAAGATGTCTGGTTCGTAATCTTGGATGTCTGCAATAGTTAATAATGTTGCCATGTAGGGGTACTACCTCCTGTTAATTTGTGTGTAATCAAGTTCTGCTTGATGTGTTATTTATACTTTAGTCAAAAAGAAAGGGCGAAACAAGTCCGCCCTTCCTCTGTATATGAGCACATAAAAAAATGCACTCGTATTTATTTTGGATTATAGGTTCGCATCGCCTATGATACCAACACCATAAGTGTCGAATATCTCAGATACGCCATACGCCATAGAACCAACGATTTCGTCCGCTCTTAAAGAAGCGTCTCTTTGGTTCTCAACTCTTAAGTTACGTTTTACCATGTAACCTAAAGCGTCACCGTGGAATGCCGCACCTACGAATGCACCTGCTGAGTCACCAGTAATAACTGTTGATTCAAAGATTTGCATTCCTGCAAGTGTTCCTACAAAACCGTTTCTCAATGCTTCATTACCTAAATCAGATAGGTTATGATTAATTGTAGAACCAGCGTTTGTTAACAATTTCTTGATTTGGAACGCTTGTTTAGGGTGTAACACACAGTAAATTGGTCCACTAGGAACTTTGTTAGTTCTTAATGTTGCCGCCGCTTTGAAAAGATCTTCAATTGAGATCTCGTCTGCGCCTGTACCCACAGTGTTTGAAAACCCTGAGAATAAAGCGGCAATATCTGTGTCAACCTTTTCTGCTAATGCAGAACCGATTTGTCTTCCTATTGCTGAAGCAACATCTTCTGATGCTGTTTCTTTCATAAGATCAGTTAAAGTAACCATCACACCTTTTTCTGACGCTGTAATTGTTTTTGACGTTGTCAAATCAAATGCCGCGTTTGAAAGGTCTGCACCATCACCTGGTGTTGATACCGCAACTGTTGGATATATTGGAACTTGAGCAGTTAACCCTGGAGTTCCAGACATATCATAGTTTCTAATGAGGGGTCGCATTATTGACGTCTCGTTCAATGTATACAATCCGCTCTGAACTACGTTACTGAAAAACGCAGTTCCTATACCTGTATCTACTTCGTTTGCCATTGTAGATGTCTCCTGTTGTTATTAAACATTCACGCCGCGTGATTTCATAATCTCGCGATACCTAGCACGATGCTCAGGTATGTTCATGTTTAGTTTTGTTAGATCGTCATTGGCCAACGATTCTTTAGTACCGTCACCTTTACCAGTGCCTGAACCGTTTGGTCCTGCACTAACAAAATGTGGGTTACTTGAAAGAAACTCCTTTACCAAGTCTGCGACTTGTAATGGATCACCTTTGTCATTATAACGTGGTTGACCCGTTTTTTGATCGATCACATCAACTGTGCCTGCTTCGTTCAGTTTCAACTGCCCTTTAAGCAATTGACTTACTTGATTAGGATTTATTGCTTTGGCATTAGATGCCTCAGACAATAGTTGTCCGTCTATCTTGATAGAAGTCAATTCATTCTGATATTGTTGGATCTTTGAATTGAATTTGTCCGCTTGTTCTTTAATAAGTTTATCAAACTCGCCTCTCTTCTCCAACTCGTCCTGTCTTGTCTTCTCTTCTGCTTCGACCAACTTGTTGTAGTGATCAACGTCTATGCCTTTGTACTTTTTCTCGTACTTGGCACGTTCCCTCGCCACCCTATCAGCAACAATCTTGTCCAGATCGCCCTGTGTAAAATTTTGAGTAGTAGTTTCTTCTTGAACCGTTGTGGTTGCCTGCTCTTTAACTTCAGGTGCAGTGTCCTGAGATTTTACCGCTTCATTTTCTGCGTTCATTATATTTCCTCCATTAATGAGTTGAGTGTACTCCCTGCCCTACGGCAGTACTACTGTTATTTATGTTATCTTCTTTTTTTGCCTCTTGTAGCGCCTTTTCTGCCTTTATTCATTTTGTTTTTCTTTTTTCCTCTAGTTGCCATGATGGTTCCTCCTTTGTTTAACGCCATGCTTTCATTGACCAGTAAGCAGGCGATAAATTTTTTTGTCCTCGAACTTTTTTCAATACTGCACCCATTCGTGCAAGAAATGATTTTTGTCTGATGGGATTGTTTTTCTTTATAGTCATACCTTTTTGACCAAAATTAATTTTTTTAACATTACCTGTGCTTCTGTCTCGCACAAACACTTTAAATTTTTTTACATCGCCTCTGGAAGGCGTATTTAACTTAACTGTCCTACCTCTGTACTTTGCCATTGTAATTTTTCTTCACTAGTTCAATAACCTCTTTAGGTGTAATACTGTCCATTGCTTGTTCACAATATGTGCATGGACCTTTTGGCACACCACACCCTAAACCATCTGGATTGCAATGTGTCTTACGTGTAATATTTATTTGTCCTGCATAACCTGTTCTCTGGGGACTTTGATGACTGCCATACAACACAATGCAAGGGGTGTTGGTGTTTGCGGCAATGTGATGTACACCACCTTCTGTAGTTACTACAAGATTGGCATATTTTATCAACACCATTGTTTCTCTAATAGTAAGACATCTTATGTTTTGTAAACCTTTGTAATCTGTTTGTCCGCCAGCATTTTTAATAAAATTTGGACTAGGTTCTGCTCTAACAAGATTGTAATCTTGTAATCCATCCACAATTTCTTGCCATCTAAAATATTTTTTGTTATCTGCAAAAATTGATCGTTTTGCATCTGGGTTAATTAAAATGTAAGGTTGTAATTTTTTGTAATTCAACTTGAACCACATTTCTTCTGATTGTGAGAATTCAACAGGTGCTGTTTTAGGTGTGTAAGGTGTTCTGTTATGATACCAACGTTTGTTGTTGAGAGGATGAGTTTCACATGGTGCACCATAATCTAAGTCTAACCATTCTGTGTGTCGCCACACTTCTTTGCAAAATGTATGAACTTTTTTTTCTTCTTTTCTAAAAGGTCTTTGTTTTTTGCCTGTGCGTTTGTATTCGTGGTATGCTTCTGCACGCCACATCATGTCATCACCTATTCCCATGCTGTTATTTAAACTATCTGCGTTTTCGTCTACGCAAATCTAGGTCGTGTTTTTTTGAACCTCTGATAAAACTGTTGACTCTGCCCATGGCCCAACCTGCCATGCCTACACCTGGTCTTGATCCTGCTGTTAAGAAAGCACCTTGACCTCTTCTATAAACTTTTACCAATGTGCTGTATGCAATACCACTCTTTCTTGCTTTGCTTTGCAAGTTGGTTCTTGTGGCACTGTTCAATGCTTTTCTACTTCTTTTTGCCAAGTCTAACTCTCCTGTTGATAAGACTTTGTGGTATTCGCTTGCCTGCTTTTGCCATTCTGCTGATACGGTTTATCAGTCTTGCCAACTCTTGTCTTCTACCGCCTTTTACACCGGATAGATATTTTTTAGGTATTGATGTTTTTTTGTCCTTAGGAACCCTGCGTGTCTTGGCCATTGGTGTCTCCAAATAATCTTGCCATTTCAGGATGCAGTTCAATGATTTGTTCATTGGTGTATCCTTGTTCAATCATTTCACGCATATGTGTAACCAATGCGTTTACATTTTCCAATGGAGGATGTGTCATTTCAGTTTGTAATGGTTGTGCGGATTCTTGCTCTGGTATATCCATTGCTTCATCTTCCATTATTGTTCTGTATAATTTTTTGTCTATTTCATCATTTATAAATTGGTTACCAATGTTTGATTCTTTTGCCATTTTTAATAAACTGACATCATTTGCTTTGTCTTGGATAGAAAATGATCTTGGATATTCAACAATGCCATCAAACACTGTGCCTTCGTAAAGTGCATACAATCTCCATATCATTTCTTCTGCGTGTTCCAATTGACTTGCGAAAGTTGCCAATCTGCTGGACAGTTGTGAAAACTCAGATGATATTGCAACACCTGATAATCTTCTTGATTCAGGTGAACGTATTCCGCCTAAGTGATTTGTTCTATCAATTGATTCAACTTTTTTCTCTATTGCTTTAAGCACAGAGTCAATTGATGAACCATTTGGTTGAAGCAGATATGGTTTCAAATTGCCGTCTAAGTTTTGTGGCATTTGAATTATTGCACCTGCACCCGCTGATGCCTCCGTATCTGCTGTTTTCACAAGTGACGGGTGATTAGTCAATCTTATAATTTGTTCAATCTCTGAATTCAATTCATAAATTTCTTTGGTCACATCCGCCGTGTCCCCAAGGGGCGAAACCCCAATTCCTCTCACTTGTGAACGTTGTGCATACACGCACGCCGCTGGCACTTTGCCTAATTCGTTTGGTAAGGTCATTACAAATTCACCTTTTCTATCTTGTCCACTTATCTTGTAGATGTTAATTTCTGTAGGTGTGTATTCTCTTACAAATTGTGTGTTTTGTATTATTTCTTCTTTAACTTTCAAATAAGTTAATTCATAAAATCCGTTTGGTCCTCTTGTGTATTCCCAATCTAATACATCAAGTGGATGAAACAACTGCACATATGGTCTTACATTTTGTTGTAGTTCCTCTGCACGTGTCATTGCATTTGTAGTGACCTTGTCAACAATTACCCAAACATTGCCGTACACTTGCATCCAAGTTGCAACGTCCATTAAAAATTGCTTGTATGATCTGCCATCTAGGTCAGCATCATCCATGAATGCACCAACTGTTGGATCTGTTTCAAGATTGCCCAAATTTCTTACAGGATCTTTTTTGAATAAAAATGAATTGTAAATGTTTGCAACACTTTTTACATGGTTGTCTAATCCAACCATTCTTAATCTTTTTTCGTAATCGTCTCTTGATTCGTAGTAGTAAGGTTCTAGGTATTTGCCGTGAAAATATTCAAATCCACCATTGTATGAATCTTGTAAAAATTGCCATCTGTTCATGTACAATTTGTATGCTTCGTGTGCCTCCACAATGTATGTGGCATAGTTTTTGGCATCACCTTTAATCAGTCTATCTCGTATAACGGCCATTATTTAACACTCCCTGAAAAACCCCAACGTAGAGGTTGTTTTGATTTGTTTTCTTTTCTTACCGGATACAAATAGTCTATCAAGTAACCAACTGCGTCTGCCATGTGTACGTCACCATTTTGTTCAATCACAGTTGTGTTTGGTTTGTACATTAATCTTTCTATACTTCTGATAATTTGTTTGCATTTAGGATCTATAAACATTGATATCACACCATTTGTGTTTTTTAGTTTACTATTTACTGCATTTACTCTGTCTCTAATTGCTGGATTGGACAGTTTATAATTTACTCTAAATCCTGCGTTTTGCAAAATAGATATATCTGTTCTACCACCTGCAGATGTTTTTCTTTGTCTGCCTGCGGCATCTGGATATATTGTAATTCTTGAATCTGGATATCTTTGTTTTAATTCTGTTACCACGTCGTCTGTGTTTGAACCAGACATATTAATCTCATCTATAAAATACACAACACCTTTTTCTATCACACTTATTGCCACACTCATCGGATCATAGTTGAAGTCCATGCCACAGTGTAATTCTTTTGTGCTGAAGTTTGTAATTGGTTGTATGTGTTTATCTCTGTCAAATGCAAAATGAACAGTGCCTGAGTATGTGTTGAAAGTAGCATTGTATTCTTGTTGAAATGTTCTTTCATCAAGATCTCTTTTTGCTTCTTCAATTTCTAATTGATCAACTTGACCACCTTGAATAGTTGTGAATGTGAATGCTGACCAATCTTTTGTTTCTTTTGCCATGGTGTACATATCGTGACTGAATGAACCAACACCTCTTGGTGTGCCTATAAACATTGCTTTGCCTTTTTTGTCTGACAGTGTAGGTCTAAGAACTGCTGTCCAAAGTTCAGCATCTAAATCTTGAAACTCGTCTAGCACAATAAAATCATAACCAGCACCTCGCAATGCATCTTTGTTTTCTGCACCTTTTAGAAATATTTTAGATCCTGATTTCAAAGTGATTGTTAATTCTGCTTCGTTGGTTTGTGATACCCAACGTAATTCTTTTAATTTTACTTTTAAATTTTCCCAGGCAATTGATTTTGCCATTCTGTAGGATGGTGCACAATATAGAACTTTTTGATTTTCTTTTGCGGCGTGCCTTGCTAATTCTCTCAAAGCACAATGCGTTTTTCCAAAACGTCTTCCTGTCACTGCCACACGGAATCGTGAATCATTTGTGCAAATAGTTTTTTGTGCTTCGCTCAATGCCATTATTCATCACTCCATGGTAAAGGTGTGCTGTTGGATTTGTCTTCTGGCAAGTCTCTCTGTCCTAGATACTGTTTACCTAGGAAAATTTGCATTCGCGTATCACCATTCAGTGCTTTGTCCCACTGTGCTCTACGCAGACTTTTTCTGCCAGTCTCTTTACCTTTTGCAATTATGTTTTTAAAATGTTTTTGAACGTGTGTTACAGAACAACCCACAACCTCAGCAATCTCTTCATGAGTACATTGAATGGTTGCTAATCTATACACCAATTCTTTATCAATGTTCTTCTTTGCCATTATGCTTGTCTCTCCAACACTTTGATTCTAATGTTTCTAGAATCTTGCAGTGCATTTGTGGTTGTAATTCTGTATTCTATGTTGTAAATTGTGCCTGCTGTGCCGCCTGAGAGTGTTGCTGTTGCCACATAATCTGTTTTTGATGTTGAATCCACTGTGATACCTGAATCTGCAGACACTGAAATTGTGTTGATTGTGTCTCCTGCAGGCATCCAATTTGTAAAATCTAAACTGTAATCTAAAACAGCAAATGGATCTTTTTCTATGTATGCGCCTACTCTGTCTGTTTTGAATCCTGTGAGTGTTGCCATTATCCTTCTCTCCTGTCTATTAATCCTGCTAGATCAACAACTGTTGTGTTGGCACCAGGTGTAACTTTAAATGTTCTTGTTTCACTTGGTATTAATCTGCTTCGTGTTTCTTGTTGTAAGATATTTATACGTGTCTCCGATGGTACGCTGAATGTTCTAAATGGATCTACCGCAAAAGTTGATCCAACGGACACTGTGGTAGTGAATGCTGATATGTTTGCAGATGCCTGTTTTGGTGATATTGCACTTGCCTGCAAACTGGTTGTTGTGTCACTTGTTGCTTCAGCAAGTTTGAATATATCTGCACTTGCGGTGGTAGTTGTTGTGACGTTAATTGTATTTTGTGCTATACTGCCTGATTCACCAGTTGCCGCTGTGGTAGTGATTGTCTCCACAATGTTCACGGATGCATTGCTTTGTCTGTCTCCTGTACCTGTAGTGGTCGAGGTGACATTTATTGTGGCAGTTGGTAAAGTTAACAAATCATCATCTGCTGTGACGCTGGTTGTGTTGGCAATTGTGCTGACACCTTGTGCAGTTTTTGTAGCAGATGAACTGGTTGTTGTGGTTGTGGCACTGCTGGATGTGCCTGTGGCGTTCAACTCTGCATCTGCTGACACAGTGGTTGCAAATGTGGTAATAATTTCTCCTTCTCGCTGTGCTTCTGCTGTGACAGAGAAAGTGGCATCTGCACTGATTGTGAGTGCTGTGATGTTTGCTGTTTTTGTTGCTGTGCTAGAAGTTGTGGTTGTGGTTGTGCTGGTTGCACTGCCACCTATTGCAATGATTGGTTGTTCTACAATGAATTGATCCCAATTGCCTTGAATAGGATTGTCCCATGTGCCCATGTCGTCCCAAGAACGATCATTGGCAATGGCCGTATTGATGGTTATGTTGCCCGCGTCATGTGTAACAACCACATAACTGTCGTCAACATACCCGGACTGGACATAGCGAATATCTGCCATGGTCCCTCCTTGATTACGACATTGTTATCGTGATAGAATTTGTAGCAAATTGTAGAGAGTCTCCATCCTGCACTTCTTTTGCAACCGCTAATTGTCCTGCGAAAAGAATTTGGTCAATACCTGCTGAATCTTCAGCACCATTGGCATTCCCACAAATTGCAATGTGTGACACTGTCCCAAAAGAACCTCCTGTAGCAGTGAACGTGATCGCTCCTGCGGCAGGACCTTGTGATGAACCACCTGAAGCGGCCCCAAATGTAATTGCCTGACGTGCATAACCATTACCACTCACTTCGTTTGTGATAATACCTTGCTCTAAATTTTCTAATGTTCCGCCCGTTGAATCGTCGCTTGTAAACAACGCTAGATACAAATCTGTTGGTGCAACATATGGACTTGTGCCATATCGAAGCACGTGATCAAGTAATTTAACCTCAATCGAATTTGACGCTGACATTTCTTTTTCTCCTTATAAGTTTGTTTGTAAGTTATAACTCATTTTATTTAGTTTAACCCACTTTAGTAATCTTGATGATGCCATCAAATTGTTTGTCTGAAACTATATTGTTGTACCAACCTAATCGTGTTTGTAGGTTTGTGGAATACACACTGGTATCAAAATATTTGCTTTTGAACACGTCTTTTGTGTCTGACGCAGTCACTGTGTGTTCCCAGTCAGTGCCTGAATCATGATCTTTCCATTCAATTCTAAAATCAAATGTGTTGGGTGTTGAACCATCATACATAAGATCTATAAGGTATTTGCCTGCTGATAAAGTTATGGTATATGCACTGGCACTGTCGCCTGATACACTCACAAGACCGTCTGGATCTGCCAATTCTGTGACCTGTCCTGCTGTTAAGGCATCTGCTGATGTCACACTGAATGTGCCTTGACTTAAATTTTCTGCTCTGAAATCCAACAAAGCAAGTTTGGATTGACTGCCCACTGAAGTGGTTGCAACCTGTTCCCATTTGCCTGAGGATGTTGAATATTGTAAAAGATCACCATTTGAAGGAGATGAAATATTGAATTCATCAATAATGCTGTTCACATTGTCAATGTTCTGTTTTATGTCTGCACGTGCAAGAGAAATTTGATCTGTTCCTGCATCACAGTTGCTGGTACTTGCTTTTGTTCCTGATGGCCATGCCATAAATTAATCTCCTTAGTGTTATTTATTATGATGCATCATCTGTGGTTGTGTTGTCACCATTTGAACCATTAAAGTGTAGCAATACTTTTGTGTTGCTGTCGTTTGTGAATTGTGATCCAGATGGTGAAAAATTTGATGTGTATCTTGCTGTGTCACTCTGTCTGTATTCGTCTATGTAACCTGCAAAAGTGTCTAGGGTTCCTCCAATTGTGCCTATCCATGCGACCTGCCATTGATCAAAAGCAGGTGGATTAGAATTAGATGCTGTTGCTCCCATTGTGCCGTCTAAAAATGTTCTGTATGTGCTACCATCCCATGTGACTGCCACATGATGCCATGTGTTTGCTGATGCCGTTCCTATGGTTGCGTTATTCAATGAATATGAACCTGCTGTGGTAAAAAAATAAGTTTTCAAAGTTGCATTACTCAAACCAAAAATGTAGTTGAATCCACCATGCGGTGATCCGCCCCATACACCTCCCATCCATTGGGTGCCTGCTGATACACTGTCTGCTCTGAACCAAAATTCTATTGTGAAAGCAGTACCCCATGCTGGTGAGACATATTGACAGTGTGAATCGTTGTCGTTCATTCTTAAACTTGAACTACCAAATTTTGCTTGTGCTGTTGATATTGACGCTGAGGATCCACTGTTTACTGTAACATTTTGTTCTATGTGTATGTCCAAAGGTCTTAAATCGCCTATGTCATCCACAATGTGTCTGTTACCGTTTGTACCGTAAGGACCATCACCATGTAATAATAACAGAGTGTTGTTGTCTGGATCGTATGCAGAACTGTCTGGTGTAAAATTACTTGTAAATCTTGCTGTGTCAGAAATTCTTACTTCATCCAAATAACCATTAATTGGTGCAGTTCCTGTCAATCTATTTGCTCCAATTCTCATTGTGTTTGTGGTTGTGAATGAACTTGAATTTGAATATGTTCCACCTTCAGATGTGCCATCAACATATAGAGTGAACACACCAGATGATCTTACCACTGCTAAATGATGCCAATCACCACTGTTTAATGTGGTTGTGCCTATAATTTGTTTTGTGTTATTCACAAACAGATAAGGTCTCAAACTATTTCCGCCTTGTGCATTGTTATGAACAACCAGTGTCACAGCATCATCTGAACTTGTATCTCTGTGGTCAAATATTATATGAAACACACTTTCACTGGCACTTCTAAAATATGTCTCCATGGTGAAATCGCCTGTGCCTAAATTGAATGATGTATCACAATCAAGATAATCACCTGAACCATCAAACAGAATACTGCCACCTCGTGTGCCAGTGTTGAATTTGTATTGTGCGTTGGTTAGTTGAGTATTACCCGTTGTTGTCACATCAACGAATCCTGTGGTTCTTTCATTGGATGATGCTACTGCTAATACTTTGGATATTGTGTTTAATTTTGCCGCGCCTAATGGCATATTTGTTCTCCTTAACTAAAGTTTGTGCTTAACGATGCCCAATAATTAGAACCATCATAAAACACAGATAAAATGTCTACTGCGTTTGCGGCAGTACTTAAAGTTTTTGTGCCACCTGCAAACTTCATTGTGGAACTTAAAGTTCTACCTCCAGTACCATCCTGTGTGATAATCAATGTTAAAGTTTGTCCTGCTGTTGCACTTGCAAATGCGTTTAGTGTAAGATCACCATCCAGTGTAATGGTTTGTACATTGCCATCGTTTATGTCTGGTGTTTTTGTGCCGCTGGTTGTTCCAATTGCATGAATGTCTTCGTCATACTGTAATCTTGTTGCTTTGGTTTGTCCTGTACCGTTTGGTGAAAATTGTATGTCTCTGTTGGATGATGACACAATTGAATTTGTGCCCACATTGAGATTTCCGCCAAGTTCCGGTGAGGAATCATTTGCAAGACTGGCAATACCTGTACTGCCTGAAAATGCAATTGAGTATTCACCTGTAGAATCAGGTTGTGTCACTGTGATATCTGCGCCACCTCTTATCCTTGCAAATCCAAGATTGTTTGAACCATCAGTAACTAAGAAGTCACCTGCTTGTCCATCTGCTTGTGGATAATTCAATCCATCAATCACAACTTTGCCTGAACCATCAGGTGTAATGTTGATGTCTCCCCCTGATACAGATACAATGCTATTACCATTTACGGACAAATTTCCACCTAATTCTGGCGAGGTGTCTGACACAACATCTGATATACCTGCACTCACAGTGTTTGTGATCACAAAGTCTCCTGCACTGTCTGGATTTGTAATTGAAATGCCTGTGCCTGCTGTAAGTTTTGTAAATTTTAAATTACCACTACCATCAGTTGAAATAAAATCATCTGCATTTGGTGATGTGCTTGGAAAAGTAAGCGTGTAAGATTGTCCTGCTGAATGGGGTGGTGATGCTAATTTTATACCATGTGAATTCTGTGAACAGTTTAATTGTATTGTACCATCATCTGAACCATCTCCACCTATTTCTACGACGCCACTGCCTGAGGGGTACAGTTTAAGATTTCGATTAGAAGTTGTTACTATGTTTTGATTGTTGGTATCCAAGTTGCCAGCAAGTTGGGGGGTGCTGTCGTCTGTTAAATTTGCCATGAACGTTGTGCCTGTAATAGTTAAATTTGCATTGCCGGCACTGTCTTCTGTAACAGCAGTGGTAATATTTGTGCCTCCTGCTATTGAAAAAACTCCGTTGTTTTGTGCTTCTCCAACTTTTACAGATCCTGAATCTGCATCAATTTGAATAGGTTGTATTTTTGTGGTTAATAAATCGATAAATGAATTATCTAATTCTTGATAAGTGAGAGAACTTCCCTTCGTAGTTGCTCCTGCTTGTGATTCCTGTCTAAGTGTTATTGTCATCTGTTGCTCCTATAGGTGTCGCACGTACCCTAGTATTTATAATGTTTGTAATACTTTGTTTTTTCCAATTGCTTTCTTGCTTTTTGTAATGTACTTAACCTCTGTATGATTAATAAAGGCAGTTCAAATTGATAATCCACAGGTAAAACATTCTCATCACCGTCTGGATGCATCATCAAACAGATGGTATCTTTGCTGGCAAGTTTTTTATTGATATCTGTGATCATCTTGTCCATCTTGTCATAACTCATCCAGAACCCAAATGCCACCACTGCTTCAAAACGAAACACATCTTTCATGTGTGCAAAATTGTTGGCAAGATATTCAGGTTTTGTGGTTTGTGCAATGTGTATGCGATTTCTGTATTTGCCTATAAAAGGACAAATAGGCATATTGCCTATTTTTTTATTTGGTTTAGACAGTTTGTCCAACCATGCTTTTACCTTATTTTTTGTGGTGCTGGTAACAACAATTTTTCGCATAATCTACTCCTTCAGCACCTTCTGGTATATGCACTATAAACTGTGTGTTTGGTGCTTGGTTAAAAACTGTGGTCCAATTTGGTCTCCACTGCATATTTAAGTTTGGTCTAGCATTTCTCACCACTCTATCATCCATCTGACTGGTTAAATCTGTTGTAAACATTGAATCCATTCCCCACATATGAATAATCTTGTGTGTCTTTGCCATGTGTTGAATAGCATGATGTCCTGAATTGTATCTGTGTTTTTTCACGTAAACATCTTTATAGTCTCCAGGCAATGATTTGGATTCTGCATAATTTTTCACTTCTGGTGTGCACCAAACATCTACTGGTTTGATTGCTGTGCGGTTTGTGTCTAACCAAAGTAAAACTTTCAAATCAATTATGCTTAGAGTAGAATAAGGGTAAATGGTTTTTGGTATGTTGCAGGCAACAGTGAAGTCCCTATTATGCCAGTGATATAATGAATTGGACGCACCGTTGCCTACTAAATGAACATTCATCCAAATATTTACAAAAAAGTCATTTTTGCTTGACTAAATTAGGTATTTTTGTTAAAATACTTAAATAAAGGAGTAATATGAAAAACATAAAATATCTTGAAACTAACTTAGGCACAGATCCAAAAAATCCGCTCAATCAAATGAGAGATGAAGACGTCACATACATCTTGAATTATCTCATAAACACAGCAAAATACTTTAGTGATGTTGCACAGAAGAAAGGGTTGGTGTGGGAAGATTTAATCAAACGTAGACCTAAACATCTACACAAAGGCACTAATGGTCCAAACAGCATAATGAGTTTTTGTTTGGGTTTATTGACCAACACATATTTCAACATACAAAAATATAATGGTCAATGCAGAATCAGTCGCAAACAGATTGAAGATCTAGAATTTTGTTCTATGTGTTTAAATCTTGCTAATGATAATTTTGAAGCAATACGATTTCAACATTCAATAGGAGACATTGCAGGTGAGATGGTGTAATGAAAAAGAAAAAAGTTAAAAAGTTCTTGTCTGATTGGGGTTGGTACAAGCAAACTGGCAGTGATGCAAGAATAAGAAATGGTCGCTTTGGAGGCACATATGAATGGTGTGCAGAACCACTACACACCACAGGTGAGCAACATCTAGTAAAGTTTGGAAATAATTTTGATGACACATGGAGAGATCCTTGGAAGATGCCTCATGGCAATTGGCACTTTTGGGACAATCCTGAACTGTGTCATTTGTTGTATCCAAGCAGTGTAAATGTAAAAGCATCTAAGGATTGGATACGTTGGGTAAAGAACAGCATATTAACAAAAGCAAGTGAATTCACAGACGGCACAGATCGTATCAATTGGATGTTAAAACAATTAAACGCCTGTGTGCCAACATGGCAAGACCTTGTGCGTGAATTAGATCCCACAGCATTTGAACCTATCAAAGTAAGAAACAAAACTGCCTTGATTATCACAAGTTCTCCCAACTGTCATTTGTATTACTATCAAGAAAGTATAGGAAATTGGACCAACAGGATCAAAGAAAAATTAAACAAAATGGGTTGGGAAGTAAATGTGGTTAGACACAAATCCAGCAGAAAAGTAAGAACCAGTTCAGCAGATGCAAGATTGTATCAACATTTACAAAACAAAAAACCAGGCATCATTGTGAATCAACACAGTGCCAGCACAATAGAAGCATTATGTTCAGGTGTGCCAGTTGTATCAACAGGTGATCATTGTGGTGGTCCTTGCATAACCACTTGGAAACAATTTGTTCAAGGTGCAGATCCCACAGAATGCAATCAAGCAGACTTTTTTACTTGGATGAATGTAATTTTGTCCAATGTGAGACACAAAACAGAAATCGTGGATAATGATTTTAGGAAAAATGTATGGCAAAAACCATTTTGGCCCTAAAACCACACGGCAACAGAAAATATTTAGATGTTCCGGTTGAATGGGTAGCAAGATACAACAGAAAAAAAACTTATTGCAGATGGAAAAAGCAAGAGTGGGCATTTACTCCGCAATCTTTCTATGCTGTATGGAAACAAAGTGGTGTTATGCACAAAATTAGTAGATCACCTGGTGGTTATTGTATGGTTAGATTAGATCCTACAGAAGCATGGTCACCTAAAAACGTAAAAATTATTGTGAGAGGCAGATTATTAATGAGAAATATAGAAATAATATGGAAAAATACCTGGGGGAGAACATGAAAATTATTGTGCACCATGATTTGACCACACTGCAAATTAAAAAATGGGACAATCAAGATGTATTGTTCACAAGAAGTTATTCAACCATGGCATTGAGAACACAATTGGCAAGTGATTTTCATTTTTGCACACTGAAAGAAGCATTAGACATTGTGAGTGTGCAATTATTCAGTGCATACAAAGGTGTGAATGAATTGTTTGTGATAGATCCTGCCGTAAATAGTTTTACTGTTGGTGAAGATGAATGCAAATTTAGAGAATTAAACAGTCTGAAGTGGCACAGAGAGATTTGGTCACTGCAAAGGGAGATACGTGATGTGCGGAGTGGTTGGCATCTCAAGTAGAGATGAAAAATTTATAGATACAGCATTAAAACAATTGAGACATAGAGGTCCTGATGGTGCAGGCAAATACATTGATGCCAGTATCAGTCTTGGACACACATTGTTGGCAATAACCAGTGATCCCAAACTGGGACAACAACCATACAAGACTGCACGTGGCAACATTTTGGTTTACAATGGCGAAATTTTCAACTACGATGATTTGTTGGCGAAGTATCCACAATTCAAACCACGTACCACTTGTGATACAGAATTATTGGCATGGGGTTTGGATCATTATGGTTTGGATTTTGTTAATCAGATAGATTCACAACACGCATTTGTGTATTACGACACACAAAAACAAAAATTATATCTCAGCAGAGACCATGTGGGCATAAAACCATTGTACTATGCAGAGATACAGGAAGGCATTGTGTTTGCCAGTGAGATTGAACCATTGCGTTCCCGGGTAAGCAAGTCAAACATCATAGATCCTGTTGCACACAGCAGTTGGAGTTTGTTGGGTGTAAATTTTACACGCAACACATTCTACACAGGCATCAAAAAAATTATGCCTGGTGAATGTATGGTGTATGATATTCCCACAAAAAGATTATCACAGGTGAGTAGATATTTTGCCACCACAAATCATGCACGTCAGTTT